GTGTAGGCGAATGGGCGTTGACCGAAGTTAACAGACATGTCTCTAGCACCAACTTCACTATATAAACGGAACGATGGAATTACTGTTCCTGATAAGTTTGTAAACGCTGCGTTTGTTCCTGCCGCTGGGTCTCCAGATGCAAACCAAGTTCCGTTTTTACCCCACCATATTTTACCGCTGTCCATATCCAAGGCACACATAACAATGTCGCCTGTTGTTGTACCTGAACCATAAGCTGTTGCTACGTTGTTGCTGTATTTAATTCCGTTATAGTTTCCGTAGCCCCAAGATGTTGCTGTTGCACCAATCCCTAATGCTGTGCCAGATTGATAAACGCCCATATTTCCGTTGTACGTGCCAGAACTAGAACTGAAAGTAGCATTTTGGTAAGTTTCCCAATACCATTTACCAGAGCTAACACCAATCGTGCAACCAAACATATTACTTGTAGCAGACGCTCCAGAAATTGTTAAGTTGGCGTTTGAAGCTGTTGGTGAATTTGCCTTATCTAAAGGATTCAACGTTGCATAATTCCCCCGCCCATTGCCGCCATCAGCGTACAGCGTAGGCACATCAATCATCGAGTCATACGTCACACCAGAAGTCACCGAGATGTTGTTCGATGTCCAGTTGTTGCCGTTGCCCGAGTAGTCGTAGCCAATCGTGGTCGTGGATGATGGGTCAGAGAAGTTCAGATAGAAGCCGTTTGTGCCGTATGTGCCAGCGTACTTCTTTGGCTTCCAAACGCCTGTGACTGCATCGGTTTCGCCGAAGCTGCTTGGTGTCAGGGCTTGGCCGTCAATGAAGTTGACTTCGGCTAGGTAGCCGTCGAAATACCATCCTAACGGATGTTTGCCAATTCTATGTGGCCCTGCATAATTAATGTAGCCATCAGCACTAAGTGCCGGAAACGTTCCTGTAGCTGTTATCTGCACGCCGTTAATGTAATACTTAACCCTGTTACTAGCAGTAGCTTGTGCGGTATCGTATACAACAATAATATGATACCAAGCTGAGTAATCTCTCAATAACGCAGAACATACCGCACCTGTACTGTAGTCTGAAAATGATAATTTACCCTCCCCAGTATCATAAGGACTATTAAATACGAGCCAAGACGTATAACTAGCGCCATCAGATGAGACAAACAGGGCTTGACCTAGCGGCGCACCCCGCTTAACCCACCCACTCCAAGTCCATTTTTTCCTATCACCAGTGCTAAAAGTCCTACTCAAATACGCACTCGCACTTGAGCGCAGACGCACAGAACGACTGATTTGGTAGTCACCGCCAGCAGCGGCAAGTAGTGGGGTTGCGTTGATTACACTCATTTGACATCACCAATCAGGCGAGCAGTGATCCTTGTCGAGCTTTCCACAAAATATGCAAGCACATCCACCGCAGATGCCGTGGTCGTCAGGGTCGGGGCTGTGCCAGCGGCGAACTTCCAGTAGCTGCCGAAGGCCAGCGTGCGAGAGCCTGTGCCGTCTTGAGTGATGACAATGACACCAGACTGACCAGCAGTGATGTTTGTTGGGTTAGCCAGTGTTCGGTTTCCACCCAAGGTAACAGAGAAGTTGTTAGCTACAGCAAAGTCAGGGGTAATGGTTGCACCATCAGTCAGGGCAGATACAGCACCGCGCTGTGCCACAGAGAATGTCTGCACCACATCTGTCTTGGCTGTGTCGGCATCGTAGCCCTGCACATCCGTACCGATAACCAAACCAAGATTAGTCCTAGCACCAGAAGATGTGCTAGAACCAGTACCTCCATTGGCAACAGGAAGCGTGCCAGTAACACCTGTGGTAAGTGGCAACCCAGTGGCGTTGGTTAGCGTACCGCTGGAGGGTGTGCCGAGGGCACCATTAACCAAAGTTAAATCAGTGGCCGTATCCCCAGTTGCTTGTAATAAACCCTCAAAAGTGCCTTTAGTGGCACGAAGCTCACACAAAGACCCAGATGCAAAAGCAGATGCAGTAGTTCCTTCTTGTCCACGAACAACCGTAAGTGTATCAATAGACCGTGCAGTACATTTACAAATTTCAATTGTAGATGAACCATCAAACAGCGTTACAAGAAAGTAATCCCCATTTGTTGGAGATGGGAACAAACCACCCTGTCCTGACTGCAAAATAAGGCTAGTGGCGCTTGAACTTACAGAGGCACTTAAATAGCCAGTTGCATTGTTAGCAAATAATTGTAATGCCATTATCAGGTTCCTTTAAATTAACCTACAGTGATGGTCCAAGTAACTGTCAGGGTATCTGCAGCACCCTTATTGATTACAGAGTAGGTTGTTCGTGCAAGCATAGTGCCCGCAGAAGAAGCATTAAATAGTCCTGCTTCAACAAGCGCCGCAGTTCCGGTTCCAGCCGGAAAAGTAGCAACATAAGCAACATCGTTCCCAGTAACTGTTGTTGAGGTAAGTGCCACACGAGCCGCTTCAATTGCAAGGGTGGTGTCTCCAGCAGTTGGAGCAGTGCCGCCAGTACCGACAGCCATATGAGTCATTGCAGTGGCAGTTGCATCTTTCATTCGAGATGCAATGTAATTATTACCAGTATCTACCACTAAATTGGGGATATGCCGTTCTTCAATAACAACACCACTAGCGTTACGAAGAACGATGTCTAGTTTACCTTTTACAAATAATTTGTCGTTTGTCATTTTGATTCCTATAATTAGTTAATTGCTTGTGTGTTTAAAGCAGTGTCATTAATAGCATCGTTTGCTTCTTGTGTAAACAATAAGGTTTCTGTTAGAGTAATACTGTCAGAAGGTATTTTGTTTACCAGTTTAACAACTGTGTCTGCACTAGTTACTGTGTCTGTTGGGTTTTGTGCAATTAGTTTATATTCTACATCAACTATAGTAATTGAATCTGCTGCAGGAATACTAGCTGATTTGGCAACAGTTTCTGTAATAGAAGCAGTGTCCGTCAAAGTTAGTAGAGTGTAAACTAAAGCATCAAAGTTTTCCGTAAGGCTCACAGTGTCTGTAAAAGATCTACCGTGGTCTATTTGAACAGAAACCCCTTGATCCAACAAAGATACAGAGTCTGTATAAGCCCGAATAAAACTTACTGTTCTTGTATATTCTTCATCAGTATAAACTCTACTGGCCAAAGGCTCCGTAAAGTTCTGAGGAATAAATTGAAGTGTTGGTATTGGGCGTTGGAAAGGTACTGTAATTTTATCAACTCTAGCCCGAATAAAATCCAAGGGTTGCCTTGGTTCCCAACAGTCAGGACAAGTTATAAAGCCGTCCCACCGATGCTTTGCATTGCTGGATTTTATTTTTTTAGAGCAAACATCACAAGTAACATTCCACTGCCCACTTAGGTAGTAGTTTTTTGCCACATTGTTTACTCCTTACAATTACCCGCCAAAGTAAACAATATATGCAGCCCCAGTACCTGTAACATCTGCATAGACACCATTTTCTGCAATAACTGGATTTTCAAAAATAACATGCACAGTTCCTTGCCCACTAACTGCTGTCACTTTTCCTAAAACTGTACCACTAGCAGTAGTGGCATTGTCATATACAACCACGCTTGCTGCATTTGTTCCATCAGCAATAAGCGTAATTGCGTTAATTCGATTGCGACCAACTGCAATAGCAGAATCAGTCGTCTTTAATCCGCTTGAACGGGAAGAAGCCATCATACACTCCTGTATATTCGATAGATAAAAAAAGAGGGAAGAACCTATTACAGTTACCTCCCTCTTAGGAAGAGTTAGCTTGTGATAGTCTCGTTACCACCAGCAACAAAATACTCAATTTTTACATAACCAGTGCCGCCTGCGGTTGAAGAACCAACGGTATAAGTACAGCTAACTTTAGAGTCAACGGTTAGTTTAGTACCAACCACAGCTCCAGTAGCAGTACCGCCAGTTGTATAACCAACAGAAGTAGTCGCCATTGAAAAATCGCTTAGAATACCATCAGCATCAGCGCCAACACCTACATCAAAAGTAGCTGCGTCAGTTTCAGCAGCAGTCATTTGAAGTACATAAACACCAACAATTACTGCATCTTTTGGTAGCCAACACTTTTCAGTAGAGCTATCAGTTCGAGCAACAGCAAAGATTTTAGTTTGCGTGGCACGTGGTTTTGGGAAGCTTAGATTAATTGCCATAATATCTCCTTAATAAGATAAAAGAGGAAGGGCTTTCGCCCCTCCAATTAAGAGTTATTAGGCACCCATGCTGCCGTAAATAGCACGTGGATCTGTCCAACCAAAGGAATAACGAGCAGTAGCCTTGAACTTAGCGTTCTCAGTATCAAAGTCGTTGTCCATTTCAAAGGCATCGCCACGACGCTCAAAGTACTTGAGACCATCATTTACATCGGTTAAGACGAACCATGCATCTGAATCGGTGAGATAGTGGTTTACAGTTACTTCGGGAATAATACCCATGGTCTTTAGCGCGTTTAGATCGTTGGTATCAGTACCAACACGGCCATCAGAACCAAGAATACGCTTGGCTTCAAACATATTGCTTGGAGCAATAACAAGCTTGCGAGGTTTAGCAGCAATTAGCAAACCACGATCATCACGGAAAGCCGCAATGTCAATGTTAGCTTGCTCTAAAGCTGCTTCACTTAGATCAGCATCAGTGCTGGGCTTATTAGAGAAGGTACCACCAGAAACATTTGGATGGCTTGCGCTTAGTAGAACAACGCCATCACCACCAGTATAACCAGAAGTCTCTGCACGGTTAAATACGTTAGCACCAACAATTTCTTTAGTCTGACGCATGGAGCGTGCTAGAGCATTGGCTTTACGCTTGCCAACTACATCATACTGGTCATCTTCATAGATTTCACGAGTAATGATAAAGCCTAGGGCGTATACAACATGGTTGTAACGGCTGGTAAAACCTTGACGCTCGGTATCATATTCAATACCAGCACCTTCAGCTTTGGTACGAGCAAGGCCAAAAGAGCTTAGGCCAACATCTTCTTCGTAAGCTTTACGAGAAGTGTTCTTTTCGAAAAGTTGTGACCACTCTTCTGGATAATCTTTATAAGATTTACCATACCAAGCATTAACGCCGGGCCACAACGCTTTTGCGAAGGAGGATGAAGTAATTACACCTGACATATTATATTCTCCTTATCTATTAAACTGAGGCAGTGCCGCCAGCATCACGATACTGATGGACGTTAGCCATTACTAGAACCTTGACATTTGAATCTCCGT